CTGGATGAAGTTTCGCATGTGGGCCCGCTCTTTCAGTTGCTCCCCGGCGTTTCCGGCGGCGAGAGATGCGATGGCGAGAGGTCGATGCGCTCGAACATCTGCCGCCACGCGAAGGCTTCACGCAGCGCCATATTGAGCGTCATCTGGAGATTGGATACGACCTCCACAGCAGGCAACAGGGCTTGCGCCAGGGTCTTCATGAGATCCGCGGCGTCTGTAGATGCTTCCGCGAGCGCCGCGTGAATGGCCCCTGTCAGAATGGCTGCCTCCTGGTCCTCCAGCACTACCCCGCGCGCCTGGGCGTCGGCCAGGGCGGTCGCAAGCGTGGCGGCCAGTTTCTGCTCGTCAATAACGTTCATGGCCGCCGCCCTCCCGTCACTTTCTTGACCATCTTCGCCGCCACCTTTTTTGTAGCCTTGGCGGCGGCCCGCGCCCGCTGGATGGTAGTCTTGATCTCCAAGGCGTTGACCGCTATCGTCGTGACCGCCGCCACTGTCACGAGGTTGATCTTGGCAGCGGCAGCGGTTGCCAGTAGGACCGTGATGGCAACGGCCCGCCGCATCACATGAGCTTGGCGGCGGTGACCGCGAGTTGGACCACCGTATTGAGCACCGATATGGCGGCGTCTGGCGCGTGGTTCTTTTGCAGAATCTCCGTGGCCAGATTCAACAGTACATTGCCAACGTTCTGCCCGGATTCGAGCGCCGTGATTGTGGGGAGGCCGTACTTTGTAGCGATGGCGTTGATCTCGGCCATGCTCCGGTTCGGTGCCAGGGTATTGATTTCCTGCACGATGGTGAGGGCGATAGGCAACAGAGTAGCGATCTGAGCCTCCAGTGCCTTCGCTTTGGGCGAGGTGAACCACCCCGCGATTCGCTGAAATAGGTCGTGTAGCCAATGCATGAGAGATCCTTTCGTCAGTTTGGGATTGTGCCCGTTTCCGCCGGGCGAAGCGGCTAACTTATGGGGTCGATGCTGAGGTAGCTCCACAACGGAGTATCCGCGTCCAGCCCCGTCCGCCGGGCGGTTTCCCGGATGTAGTTCTCGGTGTCGTTTCCATCCGACGCTGGCGCCCAGGCTGTGATAAGCTGGCGCAGGGTCCAGCCCCGCGCGATGTCGAGAGCGATCTCGTGATACAGGCCAGCGATCCCCTCGGGGAGGGACCCCGCCACCCAGAAGCCTCGCCTAATCACCGGCTGGGCGCGCCAGGGAGCCGCGCGCAGATCCCCCGGGTTATTGTTCCGGCTGGGAAGAGACCCAGCGACGAAGAAACCTTCCCCGGTGGCGATCGCCGACGCTAATCTGGAAATTACGTTATCCATTTACGCCACCTGCCACAGAACCGAGGCCACGCCCTCCGCCTCGAACTCGACACTTGGCGTCCACAACACCGTGAACGACGCCACGCCGTAGGCGTCCATCTGGCCGTCGGATGCTGTGACGTCCCAGGTAAGCACGGCTTTGTCGGGCAGCGTCGGCGTGGTGAAGATGTTGAAGGAGACCACCGAATCGGGCGACGTGGCCAGCGGGATGCTGAAGGTGCCAACCGTGGCGCCGTTCACCTTGACCCGCAGCGTCAGATCTGCGGTGATCGACTTCCGAAGCACCCCGGTCACCAGATAGACCGTGTTGCTTCTGCCGTTCAGGGTGCCGTAGACCGTCACGTGATCGGCGATGTCGTCCCCTACGGTGGTGTCCTTCAGCAGGATCGTCCGTTGGAATGGACCGATCTGGCCGCCGGCTTTCCTGATCGCCTGCTGCTGTAGCGAGACCTGCGAGACGGCAGCCTTGACCGCTCCGGAGAATATGCGCTCCCAGAAGATGATCCAGGTCCGGCTGAGCTTGCCCAATACGGACGGGTCGAAGGCCGCCGTACCTTCCCACATGGCGGTGTCGGTGGGAACCCGTGGGATGGTGGTCGGTTTTGGCGTGGCCATGGCGTAAACTGGGAAGCATGAGACTCAACCGGCGCGGCTTCTTTGGACTGGTCGCTGCGGCTCTTCTCGGGCCGAAGATCATGCCGCCGAGGGGGGCTCCTATCCGTTTCCTCCGCCGTTGGGACACGCGCGAAGGCTGGCGGTTGGTGGTGGATCTTCAGCGCTCTTTCAATCGCCGCAATTCAATGCTCGCCGAGACCATCTCCCTGTCTTCGCGCATCCTCTTTTAACTCGTCCCCTGCGTGCTCCTTAGATACGCATTGATGAGCGCCACCTTCTCGGTATCCGTGATGGTGAGCCGAAAGATGCGATCGCGCCAACACCCAAGCCGATCCACAATCATTCTCTGCGCGTACGGGCTGGTCGTCGGTCCCGTAGGATACGCGCCGGCGACCGTCGATAACCGGCCGTGGTGCTCGCTGCCGTAGGTGTGGCCCCGGTCGTTCGACCAGGCCAGTGTGGGAGCGAGCGCGGCGTTGCCCACTTCCATTTCAAACTCGATCTGGTGGCCGAAGGTCCGCAGATTCTCCGTGCACAGGTGCGGACATGTCCGAATCCTGGTGATCGGTGTATCCCCGTCGGTGTACGTCCCCAGGTCCTGCTGCCAGATCTCCCCGGTCTCAAAGTCGCCCACCAGGTGCGTCTCGAAGGCGAAGGCGTGGCAGATCTGTCTCTGCCGCCCTGAAGAGCCGTTATAAGCGCGCTCGTGCCAGATCGGCTGGCCGCACTGGTCCGAGGCGGTGGCATCCCACACCCAGGTGGCATTGCCAAGGAGGAAATTAATCACCCAAAAGTCGTGCCCGTCCTCGCTGTAGGCGTAGGCTTCCGCATCGGTGATGGTAGGATACTGCGCCCAGGCTTCCTCGACCGCATGGGTCGAGATCCGGCTCGGCTGATAACCGGAGGCGAAGATGGCCGAGCCGCGACCTCTCACGTCCTGCACAATCCAAGCTACCCCGTGGTGGATGGGGCAGGCGGACCAGGGCGCGGAGATGCCAATCTCCATAGTGCCCGAGGGGTCTTTCTCGAAGGCGAATCCGTTGAAGCCGTTGCCGGTGTTGCGCCACACCTCGCCGGTCAGTTCGCCGAAGAGGTATAGCTCCTCGTGATCCGCGACGATTGCCAGCAGCCGATCCGGTGCACCCGACTTGGCGAAGGATTGCAGTACATCCCACAAGGCCGTCGAGCCGTCCAGCGGATTGGAAATTTGCAGCGTGTTGGTGTCCGGCACCATGGCCACAAAGTAGCCATCGACGTAGGCGCCCATGCGCGCCAGCACGTAACTCCCATCAGAGGAGTACGTCGGCCGTTTCAGGTAGACCGGCCCACTGCCGCCAATATCGTAGTAGGTCGCATCGCCCGAGACGATCCACAACACCGTGCCGTTGGCGAACATGCGCACGGGCAGGTATCCGCCATTGTCCGCATCGAGGGTTCCGCGAACGGACTTCACCTGGCCGTTCGAGTTCATCTCGTATAGCGTCGTGGTCGGTCCATTGCCACCCGCCGCGAACAGCCGGCCATCGCCCGCCCATAGCCCGCGAACCGGAGCGACCGGCAGCGTGCCCCAACGCTTCAGCCCGGGTGTCCCGTAGAGCGCGAACTTATTCTTCGCCTGGCCGCTCTCCAGGACCTCCAGGTACATATTCAGGCAGCGCTGCGCGTCGGCATTGACCGAGAGCGAGGTATATGAGGGGCCAATGAAGCCGGGGAGAATCATAGGCTAGAGCATGTCTCCCGTCAACCGATTGAACGCTCCAGCGCGCGAGGAGCCGAACGGCATCACACCGGCGTCGCACTCCATCAACGGAGTCTGGTCATTCAGCCGTTGAATCATCGCCAGGGATTCCGAGGCCAGGGCCACCACGTCCTGGCGCAGGGGCTTCTGCCATTCCGAGGAGAGCCGCACGGCCAGGTTGTAGGCCACCGCGTCGAGATACCCCGGCGGCATGTCGAAGGTCTGGGAGCCGGAGCTGAAACTCCCCGCCAGCGCTTGGAAGGTGAATAGCTCGAGCTGGTAGGCCAGCGTCGGCATGGGCCAGAGGTACAGCGTGCCCAATGGGTACGTTGGATCGTAGAAAAGCTGAATGGGAATGACGGATTGAACCGTTTGCAGCTTGATGGCCGCCCATCCCTGGGAGTTGAGAATCTGAAGCGGCTTGCGCAGCGGCTGCTGTGGATTGGACAGGATGATGAGGTTCGCCCGATCGATCCTCACCGGCCGAGCCGCCGTGAAGTCGCCCGAGGAAGGGCCAATCGTGTAGCTCTGCTTGCTGGGCGTCAGATCGTACTGCGCGATGAAGACGGTGAACAGGTTCAACTCGTCGGTGGCCCAGCCCTCGAGCATGGCGTTGAGCACCACCAGCGCGTCGATTATGTCGGAAGTGGAAGGCTGGAAGCCGCGGCGCAGCACGCCGATCATGCGGAAGGAGCGGCGCAGGAGGTCGTTGATGGTTATCTGCATGGTCGAATGTCTCGCTGGCGGTTGAATCGAGCCACGACAGCCTGACGGACCGGGCTCTCCTGGAATCGGACCGGACACCAGCCTCGGTGCCGGGCGTCTTGACCGCACTCGCAGCGCCGCGGCCCGAGCGTGCGCGCGATTTTCCTTGCCGTCATCTGAGCTATTCCGGCAATTCGAGCCGCCTGCCTGATGCTCCGCCCGGCCAGCAGAACAGTCTTCGCTGCCACCAACTTTTCATCGGCGAGATACATGCCGGGGAGGAGATACCTCCGTTTTTCATTGACTGTCCTCAGACAGATATTGCACAGCAGTCGCTGGTGCCCGCGCCGGTCCTTGCCCGCCTTCACCAGGCCGCCGTTCCCGCAGGATGGGCAGAGCGGCGCGTACTGATATTGGCTGGGCCGCTGCGCTACGGGGACGATCCATTCGCCATCGCGCATCAAAACGCGCGGAGCCTTTGGCCCATCTCTTAGCTCGACGAGCGGGTTGGAGATCATGCGGCGGCGTTCTTGCGAATACGCGCGAGTGCGGCCAGCTCGCGCAGGGTGAGAGCCTTCTCCAGCGGGGCCGCAGCTAGGGGCGGCCGTAGGGGTCCTCGCAGTAGCCGGGGTGCCGAGAAGGCCGCCAGGGCGGTCTGGTAGCGATCCATCCGGTGTGCCAGGTCGGCGGTCATGGAGCACCTCTACTGCTGCTGCTGAGGTGGCGGCCCCTGGGGCGCCGGTGGAAGTGGAGGCCGGGCCGGCGTTTCTGTGGCCACCGCCAAGTTGATGGCCCGAAGCTCCTGCTTGGCCCCGGCGGCGATTTGCGCCACCGTGGGATCGAGTGGCCGGTTGAATGCTGGCGCCAGGTCTACCGCCAGGTTGAAGATGAGCGCCTTGGCATAGCCCGGCGGAAAACTCAGCGTGTCCCCCAGCGCGAGCGTATCGATCAATTGCGCCCAGACGAGCAAGTAGACGGTGGAGTTGGCGTCGGTGGGAATTGGCCAGAAACTCAGCGAGGTCCACCCGCTGGCGTCGTAGGAATTGTCGTTGTAGAGAAGGGTAGGGAGAATGTCGGTCATGCTGGGGGAGAGGATCTTGCCCCAGGTGGCGGCGTCCACCACGGTGAGCGCCGTTCTTAGGGACGCGCGCAGGATGCTGGCGCTCTCGATGCGCACCGGTCGCGGGCTATTGAACTCCGCCAGCTTGCCCATTTTGTACGACTGCTTGGCCGGGGTCAGGGCGCTCGTGAACTCCGTGAGCGTGAAGACGTGCAGCCCCTGGACGTTCCAATTCTCCAGCAGGGTGTTGAGTATCGCAAGCGCGTAGGCGGAGTCCGCTGTCGAAGGCGTATAGCCGGGTCTCTGGACGCCGAGGAGGGTGAGGGCTTCGTTGATGAGATCGGAGGCTAGCATGGGGATTTCCTACTGCTGCGGAATAGGGGGCGCCGGCGCCGGACCGGGAGGCCCGGGTTGCATTGGCGGCCGGGCTTCCAGTTCCGCGGCCACGGCCGCATTGATGGCGCGCAACTCTTGCTTCGAGGCCGCGGCGATCTGCGCCACGGTCGGGGTTATGGGGCGCCCGAAGGCGTCGGCCAGGTCCACCGCCAAGTTGTACTCGATGGCCTTGAGATAGCCCGGCGGGAAGCTCACGGTATCGCCGATGGCAAAGCCATCGCCCAACTGGGCCCACACGAACAGGTCCGCGGTGCAATTGTTGTCGTTGGGGATGGGCAAAAAACTGAGCGACGTGCAGCCGCCGATGTCAAAGCTGTTGTCGTTGTAGAGCAGTTGGGGCAGGATGTCCGCTGCGCTGCGTGAAAGCAGGGAGGCCCACTCCCGCGCGCTGAGCAGCTTCAGAGGCGTGTAGACACCCCCGCGGATGATGTTGGCGCTCTCGATGCGCACGGGCCGCGCCGTCGGGAAGTCGCCCGCTGTCCCCATCGTGTATTTCTGCTGCGACGCCGTGAGTGCGTGCTGGTAATTCGCCAAGGTGAAGACGTGCAGCCCCTGGACGTTCCAGTTCTCCAGAAGGGTATTGAGCATGTGGAGCGCGTAGGTCTGGTCCGGAGCCGAGGGCGTCGACCCTGGTCTCATCACGCCTAGAATGGTCAACACGTCGTTGATGATGTCGGAGGCGAGCATGGGGTGGTTTTCCTGCTACTGCTGCGGATTCGGTGGCGCCACCGGCGCCGGCGGAGGCTGTAAGGGCGGCCGGGCTTCGGTTTCCGTGGCCACGGCGATATTGATGGCGCGGAGTTGTTGCAGGGCGAGAGCGGCGCTTTGCGCCACCGTGGGATCGAGCGGCCGGCCGAATGCCGGCGCCAGATCCACCGCCAGATTGTATTGGATGGCTTTGAGATACCCCGGCGGGAAACTCACTGTGTCGCCCAGGGCGAAGCCGTCGCCCAACTGCGCCCAGACGAACAGATCAGCGGTAGAGGCACCATCGTTCGGAATTGGCCAAAATCTGAGCGTGGTGCAGCCGTTGGCGTCGAACGAGTTGTCGTTATACAGAACGGTTTGCAGAGCGTCTGAGGCGCTGCGGGAGAGGATCGCCGCCCATCCGGCGGCATCCACCATCCTGAGCGGTCTGGTGACCCCCGCGCGCAGCGTATTGGCGCGCTCGATGCGCACGGGCCGGGTGGTGTTGAAATCCCCGTTCGGCCCCATCGTGTACGCCTGCTTCGCCGTGGTGAGGACGTTCTGAAAGTTGGTGATGGTGAAGATTTGCAGGCCCTGGACGTTCCAGTTCTCGAGAAGGGTATTGAGGACCGCGAGGGCGTAGGTGTAGTCCTCGGTGGCCGGCGTTTCACCCGCCGCCAGCACGCCCAGGATGGTCAGGGCGGTGTTGATAATGTCCGATGCCAACATGGGCTACTTCCTCTTTTTGGGCTTGGCCGCGGGCGGCTGTAGATCGGCGATCTGCTCGTCGCGGTCGGCCAGGTCCTCGCGCGACTGTTGCTCCATGTTGGCGAGCTCCTGGGTGGTCTCCGCGTGGGCCGCCACCTCTTCGTTGAGTGCCGTCAGGAGCCGCTCGTTCTGCTCATCGGTCTTCTGCTGCGTGCCCGCCGGCTGTGGCGGAAACGGTGTCGGGGACCACTCCTCGCCGAGACCGTCCGCCTGTTCCTGGCTGTGGACGAGCATACTGCGCCCGTCCGGGTGGTAGCGCGCCGCAGGGAATGGCCGGAACACGTAGGGCAGGCTGGTGATATGCTTCACCGGGGGTACGCTTTTGGCGCGGGGATAGTTGGACTGTTGTTCGGACATGGGTTGATTGGTCTCCTGGGTTAGGGGGTGATGGTGTAGACCGCCGTGTCCACCGCGCTGGGTTTCCACAGCGGCGAATTGCAGCCGACGACCTTCAGCGTTGTAGTGACGCTGATGTCGAAGGCGCCACTGTAGGCCGTGCCGGTGGAGGGGCAGGCTGGCGTGCCGCCGTCCACGGTGTAGAGAATCGAACTGGAATGCGTGGCGGATAGCGTCACGCTCTGCGTACTGGCGTAGGTCCCCGCGCCTGGGGAATCGACCGGCGTGGCCACCGTTCCCAGCAGCATGGCCGGCCCCGTGCCGTTGAGGCTCTGCCCAAACAGGTAGAGGACCGAGGCGAGCAGAAGTATTAGCGGTCTCACCGCGTGACCCTCCAGTTCAAGGTCACCGCGCCAGGCGTAACGGCCGATGACTGATCCTTATTGCACACGTCGAAATTCACGTAGCCGGTCGTCGGGAAAGCCACGATCGTCAGAGTGTCGCCTGGCCTGTAGCCGGTCACACCCTTGATCGTCACGTTCGGCGTGAACTCAATCACGTCGGTGGCCACGACGTTGGCAGACCCTACTGAATTGACTGAGCCAGGGGTGACCGCTTGGCAGGCATTCGCGGAAATCTGGCTGACCGCCAAGGCCAGCGCCCCGCTGTCGATGGTCTTTGCGAGCGTCGCGGTGGACGGGATACTGGTCCCATTCAGGCTCGTCTCGCACCCGCCAACTTGCGGATTGAGCAACTGGAAATTCGTGCCGTCATAAGTCAGGACGGCCACAGCAGCGGTGTTGATGTCGTTCTGCACCAGCGCCGTCGTCCCGCACTTCTTGATGGTCTTCGGGCCGCCAGCGATGCTGTTTACAGCGAGTGTGGGATCAGCGCCGGAATTGGCGTATCCCGAGAGCATCCGCACCGTCAAGCCGGCAGTGTACGCGGTAGCTGGCGGGGCCAGCGTCACCGTCATCGCTGTGACCGAACCGCTCCCCACTGCGTATTCCGTGGAGTTCAGGTCGCTAAGACTTTTGAGGGTCGGATCACTGGAGGTGACCGCGGCCAAAAGTTGGTTCGTGGTCCCCGGCCCGACTCCTCCGATGGCCGCGGCCGCCGCGCCGTTGATGGCTACTGAATGCTGCGTAGCACCGTTGTTCACGTTGCAGGTCGAGCCAAGCGCGCAGGTCTGGCCATTCGGAGTGGTGGCCGCCCCAGACAGCGCTGGGGCGTTTCCTACAGCTTGAATTTCCCAATAGGTTCCATCGAACGTCAGCGCGACCGGGATGGCAAGCAGATCATTGGCGGCAAGCACGCTTGCGCCCTGCCACTTGCGGACGTGATAGGGGCTGCTGGAATTGGCGTTGACCGTGACATCCCCGGTATTCGGCGTGCTTGCGGTAAGCAGGATTGAGTCACCCGCGGCTGGGACGAACGTCGGAGAAGTCGTGCAGGTCTGCGCCGTGCCGGTGCCTGAACCGGCGCAGGCGAGCGGGCCAACCAGATCATGCGCCGTGGCGTCGGTGATCGCACCGGTGCTGGTGGTGTTCTTGACGATTCCGGTTCCTAAAGTGCCCCAGTTCTGAGCCGCGCTGCCCAGAGTGAGGGTGACGGAGTTTGCCACTCCAGTACCGCCGTTCGCAGCCGCGATGATTCCGCTCACACACGGGCCGGCCTGGGGATTGAGCAACTGAAACTGGGTGCCGTCGTAAGTTGCCACCGCCACCGCCGTGGTGGTCAGATCACTGGCAACCAAGGCCGTGGCGCCGCATTTCGTGATGGCCGTAGCGGTAAGACCGTTGACGGCCAAAGTCGGAGCGGCGCCGCTGTTCGCTGCGACCGGCAGCCAGCGAACCGTTAGACCCGCGGTAAGCGCGGTCGCGGCCGGAGCCAGCGTGACAGTCTGAGCTTGCGCTATGCCGCCGCCCACCACGTAGAGGGTGTGTTCCAGATCGCCCAGGCTCTTGCCGGACGGATCCGCCGAGGTATTGCCAGCAACGATGTCGTTGTTGGGAATCGTGACGCCCTTGACATCGGTGGCCGTGGTCCAGACGGGGAGCTGGTGAATGGTCGGTGTGCCGCTGGCCGTGACGCTGCCGCCGCCGCTGATGGCGTTGCCGGTGACATCGTGGACTTCCCAGGCTTGGCTGTTCAACGTGGCGAAGCCGTTGGCGCCGATGGTCACGCCGGGCATCACCTGGTAAGTCGCCGTGGCCGCCGAGCCGTTGATCGCCAGCGTCACGCCCGACACCGCGCTGGCGGAAGTGTTCGCCAGGGTAATTAGGCTGATGAAGGCCGTGGTGTCGGGAGGCGCGGTGTAAAGAATGGCGTTGGCCGTGGTCAGTAGTCCTTGAGCCAGCACGCCGTAACTCGGCACGCCCTGGGTTTGGGCATTACCGAAGATCGTATAGGACACAACCGACGTTGTGCCTGCGAGGCCCTGAATGGTGCTCTGGGACGCCAGGGGGATGGTCCCCACGTTCTGGGCATTCTGGGCTACAAGCAGGGGGAGGGTGAGGAGGATTGCAACGAGAAATCGTTTCATGGTTTGAACCTTTCGAGGAGAAAGACGGGGGCGATCAGAAAAAGAGACCGCCCCCAATTCACAAGGATGGTCGATTAGTCGATCACCAGGTACGCGGTGATGTTGGCTAGGGCTTCGCTGCTCGAGTGCGTGGCGAAACCAATCCCTAGCACGTCGCCGGCGACGAAGGTTTGGACGTGGGTGCTGTCGGAGCAGCTTGTCCCGGTGCCCACCGTACACGTCATGGTCGTGGACGAGCCGTTCTTATATAGGGTGAATACGCCCGAGGTGGTGGCGTCGCTCCCAGCCGTACCGGCAGCGATAGACATCAGGCGGACGGTCCCGGTGTGATTCATGACCGGGCCCAGGGTATCGGCGGCCTGGGTGCAGGCCAGCGCGGCGAACTGCCCTAGCCCAAACAGGCCGAGGTTGGATGCCGAAGCAGTTGCCGTGCCGGAGCAGGAGCCTTCCAGCCTGGTATTGATGTTGCTCCACATCCCCGCGCAGTCCATAATCTGGCCCGTGGCGATGTTCGGCCGCGGCAGATTCGGCTGTAAGGAGGCGGTACAGGCGCCGGCGAGGATCGGCCCCAGGTCGAAGTAGTTCGGAGGTCCGATCCAAACCACGGCGCCGGAGACGTGTCCGGTACGCGCGCTGCCGCGGCCCACGCCGCGGCGAACGCGCCAGACACTCGTCGAGCCGATCTGGGTGAGGATCTCTTCGTACTCCCGGTCAACGAAGATCCCGGTGGCGACCTGGGTCCCGTCGTAGGCGTAGACGCCCGTCGAGCTGGTGAGAGAGATGGTCTGGTCGGTCACGCCTTGCGCGGCGGCCAGGGTGGTCTGCGTGGTGGTGGCCTGCCCGAAGCAAAGCGCAGCCAGCAGAAGGAAGGTGAGAGAGATTCTGGTAAAGGTTTTCATGGTAATGGTTTTCCTCTCAATGGATGTGCATGGTCGCTCTACGAGCAGACGCGGCACCCCCACTCGGGACGCGGCGCCACCCAGC